CACTTAATCACTATTGATACCTCAGCAGATGCGGCCTATTCAACAGGCTCAGATTACATGGTTAGAATTGAGGGAACAACGGTCGATTCTGCTACTATTAACGCTTGGGTTGGCTCATTCTCAATCGAAAATAGATATAAACATGGCGTAGCTCAAACAGTAGACAACAACACTATATTGGCTAAAGTTCCATTATCAGATGGTTCAATAACCTGGAACTCTACGGCTCTCGGTTCAATCAATGCTGAGTGTGATACTGCGTTAACTGATTACGATGGACCAACTAATGCAGAAATGGTGGCTAGAACACTTGTGGCGGCTAGTTACTTCGACCCAGCAGCGGATACAGTGGCAAACGTAACAACAGTGGGAACAACCACTACCAATACTGACATGAGGGGAACTGATAGCGCATTGCTGGCATCAAGCGCACCAGCTAATTTTGGTGATTTTTCAATAACTGCTTCAACTGGGTTAGTGGACATTACACAAACAGCAGCAGACAAGGCATGGTCTACAGCAGCAAGAATACTCACAGCGAGCACAAACTTTAATGATGTAGCTGCAACTGATATAGTAAGCTCTGGAGCAATCACAACGTCAGGCGGCGCAGTTTCAACAGTTACAACGGTAGGCACAACAACAACCAACACTGATATGCGAGGGACTGATTCAGCAGCTACAGCGGCAAATCTCGCAACAGTTGATACTAATGTTGATGCAATACTAGCTGATACGGTTATATTAACCTCATTACTAGTTGAAGGCACGGCGATAACTGGAACACTATCAACAACTCAATGTACAACAGATTTAACAGAAGTAACAGACGACCACTATATTGGTAGATTGATAACATTTACAAGCGGAGTTCTAGCAGGCCAGCAATCAGATATAACTGATTATGTTGGTTCAACTAAACTATTAACATTTACAGCAATGACGGAAGCGCCTAGCAATACTGATGCGTTTATACTAACGTAATGGCTAGAACTTTACGCGGCACATTTCCACAACAGTCAACTAGCTACGCTGGAAAGGTTGAGAGTGTGGCCACTTTTGGCCCTGGGGCTGGCTACAGTTCAACAATGTCAAATGATGGGATAGGGCTAGGAGCAAACCTATCAAATGATGGAATTGGTGGAGTAGGTGAAATGACAAACGACGGAATAGGGTTAAGCGCAACAATGGGCAACAACGGAATTGGAGAGGTTGGGTAGATGACAAGTTCAATCAAGGTAACAGAAAAAGGCCAACCATTCAGAATTGCAACTGATTTTGATATGAGCGGTTCAACAGGTTTAGAAATAGAGTTCACAGCTCCACCAGGTGGTACAAGTTTTACAGTGAACCAAGGCACAACGCCAGCGGTCACAGCTCCAGCGGTAGCATTAACAAACGACCCGGGCTTTAACCCACCGCGCTCAGTGGCAGCAAGTGAATATTTAGAATACGTAACAGACGGTACTGAATTCGATGTAGCAGGAACATGGACAGCATGTGGCGAATATTCAGACGCATCATTAACACTAAAAGCAGGACTAGTAACGTTTACTATTGGCGGGGAATGCTCGTAAGTAGTATAATAAACATTCAGTAAGATGCTGAGTTAACTCCAAGAGTGGGTAAAATGAGTAAAGAGAAAAACAAAGGCGGAAGGCCGACAGATTATAGTGAAGAGATGGTAAGAAAGGCAATTGAATATTTAGAGAATTGTCCGGATGCTTTACCCTCGGTTGTAGGGCTTGCAATTCATTTAGGCACCACAACAAAGACTGTTTATAACTGGTCTAAAGTAGAAGGAAGGGAAGGCTTTTTACATACGTTAGACAAAATTAACGATGCTCAGCACAACACTGCGTTAAATAAAGGGCTTACAGGTGACTTTAACGCAACCATCACAAAACTGGTTTTAGCTAATCACGGCTATCATGATAAATCAGAATCAGACATTACAATCAAAGAAAAAGATCCAGCTAAGCGCAAGAGCCGCATACAGGAACTACTATCGAAAACTCAGAGCTAAACCTATCAAACCTAACAAGTGATGAAATAGCGGAACTTGAAGAGCTGCTAGAAGATCAAATGGCCGATGGGTTGGATAATATTGTCCTTTACCCTTGGCAACAGAGGTTTATATCAAAAACGGCAACCAATAGGCAGTGTTTGTTAATGGCGGCCAATCGCGTTGGTAAAACTTACACTGGTTGTTACATTGATGCTATACACGCAACAGGTAGATATCCTGATTGGTGGGAAGGTTACAAGTTCGACCACGCACCGTTAATTTGGTGTTTAGGGTATTCGGGTGATAAATGTCGTGACTTGCTTCAAGCTCCAATATTCGGCACGTATTCAAACGGCCAATTTACTGGCGGACTAATTATTGTCGATTTAATTCTAGATGCTGTTCCTGGTGGAATACCAAGGCTAGCTTCACAAGTTACTGTTGAATGGGTCGGCCCTAATGGTGAACAAGGAGAGTCTATTATGCAATTCAAATCATACTCTCAGGGCCAAGCGGCCTTGATGGGTGATGATGTTGATTTAGCTCACATTGACGAAGAGCCAAAGGATGCCAGTATATGGCCCCAAGTTCTAACTAGGACCATGAGTGCTGATAAAGGTCGTGGTGGTAGATGTATACTAACTTTTACACCAGAAAACGGGAAAACTGAATTAGTTACAAAATTTATGGACGATCCAGGTAAAGGCCAATACCTACAAACGGCAACATGGGATGATGCGCCACATTTGAGCGATGAAGTTAAAGAGGAGATACTTGCAGCATATCCGGTGTATCAGCGTGACATGAGGTCGAAAGGTATTCCGTTAATGGGTTCAGGTTTAATCTATGAGGTCTCAGAAGATGATATTAAATGCGACCCGTTCGAAGTTCCAGATTATTGGTTTGTAATAAATGGTATGGATTTCGGTTGGGACCATCCACAAGCACACATTCAATTAGTTTGGGATAGAGATGCGGATTGTTTCTATCTGATTAACGCATTTAAGAAAAGCAAGATACAGCCGTTTGAAGCTTGGCATGTTGTTAAACCGTGGGCCACCAACGTTCCAACGGCATGGCCTCATGATGGGTTACAGACCGAGAAAGGCAGCGCTAAACAGCAGAAAGACTACTACAAGGAAGAAGGCTTTAACATGCTGCCAGAGCACGCAACTTGGGAAGATGGCGGTAATGGTGTATGGGCTGGTATAATGGAGCTTAACAACTTAATGAAAACTGGCAGATTCAAAATAGTCTCAACGCTGGTTGAAGTGTTTGAAGAGTTGCGACAGTATCACACAAAGACAACGGCAGACGGTAAGAGTGTAATTGTTAAGATTAAAGAAGATTTACTTGACGCTATTAGATACGCTTACATGATGCGACGTTATGCGATTAGAGTCTGTGATTTATACCCAGAGCAGCAAGCATATCAAACCAAGCGCGATGATGGACGAGATAAAGGAACGGGCTACTAATGAACTGTAACGATTGCATTAAAACAAAAGACAAATCTTTGACTTATAAACGCTGTGAGCGATGTGGTAACTGGTGTAAGTTAGAGCCACAAGAACTATCAAAAATTGCTAGGAGAAAAAAGTAATGGCATACGGCGAAGAGTTAGAAGCGGCAGAGGTTGAGTATTTAGCAGATTTCGAAGCTGAAGAAATAAAAGGCGAGTTAGAAAACTGGCTTGATGAAGGTAATCTAGTTGATAAGCTAGAAGATAACACCCAATGCACGGCTGACACTCAAGACTTATTTAGTAAAGCTAAACAATCAATGAGCGAATGGCTGAAGAAATACAAGCGAGCTATCAACTTAGCAAAGCTTCAGGCTATGAGTGGAGAGCAGGAAATAACAGAGAAATCATTCCCGTTCGAAGGTGCTAGTTTGGCAATGCTCCCTTTTGTTACTGAAGCAATGCTAGACTTTAATGCAAGGTCGGCGCCTGAGTTGGTATGGTCTGAGAATATTGTAGCGGCTAAGATTTACGGAAAGAAAACAGATGAGAAGGAAGCGAGGTCTGACCGTATATCTAAGTATGAAAATTATCAACTAATTGAAGAGATGCCCAATTGGAGAGATGAGCAGGATAAGAACTTAATGGTCCTGCCTTGCGTTGGTACAGCGTACAAAAAAACACGTTATGACTACGATAAAAAAGAAGTGCGTTCTGATTTATATCTAGCTGAGCAAATCATTTTCGACATGGGTCACAATAATTTCTATGATGCGCCTGATAAGTTTATAGAGCGAAAGTATACACGCAACGAAGTAATTGGATTTATACGCGGTGAGCAAGAATGGCAGCTAGAAGAATCAGAGCTTGAAGATAAAAAAGACAGCTTTGATTTTATTGAGGCTTACACATGGATTGACTTGGATGACGACGGATTAAAAGAGCCATACTGTCAAATCATTTGCACTGAAACAAATAAGACGGTTGCTCTATATCCTTACTATGACGAAGACACTATTAATTATAATGACGACGGCGAAATAATTAGCATAGATAACGCTGAATGCTTCACGCAATACCGATACCTTCCAGATGTTGAAGGTGGTCCAATGGGTATGGGTTGGGGTATATTGTTTGGCCCTATGTTCGATTCTATCAACGCCAATCTAAGGCAGTTAATTGATGCGGGCACACTTTCAAATACTGCGTCTAACAGTGGTTTAAT